ATATTGCTTGACTAAGTTTCTTCATGTTCTCTATAAATTGTTCCTGCGTTAATCTCTCGCCCCGATCCGGTTGCTCATCCGTTGACAAAGGTAAGAACTCTGCTATATCTTTTCGCTTGCCGCTTTCGGTGTTCGTGCAATAAATGATATAGGCTATCATTCGTGTACGCTGCCATTCGGCTAACTGCTTCGCTTCGTAACCTTTCCTATAAAGCAAAAATTCTCGCCATGTAGCCCTCCAAAAACCTTCGATGGTCATTCCGGCTTCAATGGCGAGAACAAGTATCTCATCCCAAGTCTTTTCCCTTAACTTTTTTTTTCTTCCACAGGCTTTTCATCCGTTGGCACATCCGGTGTCATACACTTTATAGTGTAGTGGATAAACTCATTCACCGCCTTACCATTCGCCCCGCCCGCTTCATCTATGTACCTTGCAGCAGTCCTATCATCTATCACTAACCCTGCGCTCTCACTTGCTGCCTGTACCATTGTTATAATATGCTTGAAGGAAAACACCTCACCGTTATACAGGCTTAACAACTTGCTGATAGGAATATCCCCATTCAGTTCGCAGTAGCGGTGCATCGCCCATGTACCCCATTCCAATTTTACAACACCCCCCGAAATCTGTAGTTCGTATGGTGTCATAAATTAGTACGTTTTAGTTTGGGTCATTGGCGCACTTTGAACACCAAACTCTGCATCGAACTTCATTAAGTCTTTATCCTTTGCATCCAATTTTATAGAGGTAACAAATATATTACCCGTATAAACGATGTCTCCGGATACAGGTGATGCAGGGCCGAACTTAGCAGCTACTACTGCCTTGCTACCTACCAAAGAATACAAGCGCTCGTAGCTTTCTTTATCGATTGTGCCTGTTTGGTCGATTGCATTACCGCTAACCGAAATGGTCTGCATAACGCTATCACCAGGCAATTGTTGGTCGCCACATTTAGAATCGGCATCAATGGCATCTCTTTTTACATCCATTGATACAGAAGTTAGACACGCAACCGGGAGAAACGTAGAATTATTATCCCAGTCAATTTGCAGAATTATATCTCTGCCGTTTACGAAAGTGTATGCCATTTTATATTGTTTGAGTGATTACAAAGGTATAACGAATTATTACACGAAAAGTATTCTCAAAGGGGTCTAAATCTTCGAGGTTGTTTATACTCTCACATACCACATTTTTACAATCCCAACCTACCGGCAGGGTAACAACCGTATCTGAATTGATACCGCCCACAACCAACTCTGCTATTTGCTCTGCTCTCTTGAATCCAAAGTTGCTGCCCTTAGTTACTATATCCACGTTAGCCGATACCTCAAACTGGAAGCAGTCTTTTCCTTCGCCCTGGTTCGCAGTTCGCGAACTGATAACAATATACTCCCCATCTGCATCCGTTGGAGTCATGCCATCGTACACATCAATATAGGCGTATGCCTGTAGGCGGGCAACTAACCATTGTTTTATCGGTATGGCGGGGTTTTTCATTATCATTTGAACAATCTTCTTAGTCGGTTAATTAGTTTTGGCTTTTCTTCTTCGTAGGATGGAATAAGGAAAGGTTGTGGTCTAACCCCATTTTTGATAATACGCCATGCAATAGTCATAGCTGCATAGTTAACATCGGAACGCCTTGTACTTCTTCTGCCTGTGTATGAGTTTTGTATTTGTGCAATATTTTTCTTCTTTACCCATCTCACAATGGAATCAAATAATTCCTTAAAAGTACCGCCCCCCTTACCCCTAAATTGTGCAGCAAAACCCTCATACCCCGGAGGTATATTTACTTTCGATCGTGTACCGAACTCCACGTAGGGAGCATACTTAACCGTAGCTACCACAGACTTATCCAACCCGCTTCTACCAGATGAAACAATAATACTCTGTCTTAGCTTCCCATCAAACCCCGGCGCACGCCTTTTGGCTGCCTTTTGTATATTTAATACAGATGTGCTTAACTCATCAACAATCCCCTTAGTAGCTGCCTTATCAAATCTACTTATGGCATCTTCTACCTCCTTAATCCCCGATATGTTAAGATTAAAACCTGCCATTATCTAAATATTGTGATTTCGTAATATTCCTTTCTATTCTCAATATCCGTAATTGAATGGATTGTATAATCAAACCCATTAATCTGTATTTTGTACGTATTGTCGAAGGTGAGGGGGTAGCGGATATACACCCTTGCCGAATCGGTGAAAGTTACTTCCGCAGATAATAATTGTCGGTCTTGCCCTAATGGCACATACATTCCCCAAATCGTACTGCCTGCCGCATAGGTAACCGTAAAGCCCCCCTCACTATCGGTTAAGGTAGTAGGCACCATTAATACCATAGGCTCAATGAGTAATTCAGCCGATAGAAATTTAGGGCTATTTCCTTTTATTCTCATAGGATTGGCGAAGTTTTAGAGTACATTTGGCACGTTCTCCACGCCTTTTGGCATACACCCATCGTTTCATCGAACGCCCCTCTATTCTCATACAAGTGATTCACCTGGTCAAGTATTGCCGTTTTGAGTGGGTTGGGTAATGCCGTGAACCCAACATTATACACCGCCCGCATTTTGTCAATAGCAGGGAAGGTTATAACCGGATGCTTGCCGCCCATGATAGTCTTATCCGTTAATTCGGTGCCTGTGGTTACATCGTACAGGGTAATAGATGAAGTTATCGGGCCGTGCGGGAATTGAAACCATCCACCTTTGTTGCAGAACCATACTTCTGCCTGCTTAGTAATAAGGGATATCCCTGTGGCTTTCTCAATAATCATCCGGGCAGCACGTATCATTTCCGATATTTGCGCATCTTCAGAAGTATGCGAAACACGAATGTATAATTTCGCCTCTGCCAGCGTTACGGGTTCGGAATAGCTTACCTCCGTGATGTTAGAATCAATTATGTAAGAGTAGTTACCCATTGCTCGAATTTTATTAGATTGTTTTCCGGCTGCAATTCATTTGCCCTATCGTATGCCTTATTACTGCAAATTTCGTAGTTTTCCTCCACATTTCGTATGGCTGCCACCCACTCATCTAATCTATCCTGTTTGCAGTACGTTGCAGCATCCCCACAATTCTCACGTAATCCGGGCAAGTCGGTACAAATAACCGGAATACCCGATGCCATTGCCTCGGTTGCCGTTCGCCCCCATGATTCGTAGTGCGATGGCATAAGTAGTATTCTCGTTTTGCGATATGCGATGCGTATATCTGACTGATTAGCCATAAACTCTACATTCGGCAACTCTTTGTATATCTGTTGCCCGTACCCGCCTTGTATGGCAAGAAACTGCCTATCCGGCATAGCTTCTGCTATGCGGTAGAACATTTCAGCACCTTTATTATGATTGAGATTGATTAGGGTAATCTTATCTCCTTTCTCACCCCTGTAATGGTTGATGTCAACAGGTGGCTGCAATACGAAACCGTTGTTAGCATACTTGCATTCCTCACTATTCCAGTACGAATTATACACTACATTCAACTCCCTGTGAGTGCGTACACTTGAGTACATGAAAGTATTGTGTGCAAACCAAACGGCAGGTTTCTTTGTGCTTTTGCAGTCAATAGCTACATCACCTGCGAAATCTAATTGTGTAAAGATTACATCAGCCCATTCATGATGGAAGTACCAATCATTGCTTCTATTGAATACGTGTATTCCATCGTATTCGTAGTTCTCATTGTTCATCTTTGAGGTCATCACCTTTACAAGGTGGCCTCTGCTCATCAACCATTTGTTGATGTTGTGGGCGTTCCATTCTGACCCAGATTTTGCCATTGGCAAGTAGCTCTGCACGTGCCACAAAATGCGCAGTTTTTTTGGTGGGGTGTTTTCGCTCACGCTTATAAATATGTTTCATGGGGAAAAAATAATGGGGAAGGATTTTTACCCCTCCCCACTAAATTTAGATAGTAGCGTAAATAGAAGAGTTAGGAAGCATCAAGTTGATAGCCTCATAACATTCGATTCTTGCAGTAACCATGTTAGTTACGAAGTTGTTTTGATCTTCGTAAGATAACTCAATATTCAATCCGTTCACCTCTACACGCTCAATGAATGAGTTGTCAAGTACCAAAGCACGGTTGGTAGGAATCCAGTTCACGCCCACGATAGGCACGCCAACAAGATTCAAAGCACCGTTTGCACCGATACCCAGAGAACCTGCACCGAGGTAGTAACCATTGGTGAAAGATTCAATCAGCAAAGTGCTATAAGTAGCATTGCTCACGAAGATTACAGAAGGACTGAAATCAGCAGCACGCTGATTACCAATCAACTGAATTAAATCTCCGAGGTTGGTAGATGCAGAAGTGGTAGTTACACCAGTTGAAGCACCTGATACGGAAGCGAAGAAAGAAGCGTTCTCCGCTTTGAAGAAATCACGAGTCAACAAACGTGGTAACGTTTGGCTCATGAAAGGAAGAGATGCAAGCATTTGGCGGCTAAACTTGCTGAATCCGGCGATGAACTGATTAACAGTCTTTACCTCGGTCAGAGAATAGTTATTCTCTTGCTTCAGTGAACCTTCAAGTTGTGCAGCGATGTTGTTCGCATTACCAGTAGCCTCACGATAGGTTACATACAAACCTGTAGGGCTTTGAACGG